ATAATTGATAAAAATTAGGAGTAACTTTCTCTCCATCAAATACGGACACATTATCAAATGCTTTGAATGACACATACAAAGAATCAGTATCATTATAGATACAACTTTTCTCCAAAGATTCTTCCGATATATCTGGAATTTTTGATTTCAAAAAGTTTTTGAAAATGTCATTACTTTTCTTAATAACTGCCTGACCAGTTGTGGTCACGGACGTTCCAATATCTTCATCTCCAAGAGGAGCATATTTGTTCAACATGTAACCATACAATGAATTCAAGTGAATCTTGTATGCATATTGGATACTATCAAACAATTTCGCAGACTCTTTATCACCATTCTTTCGAGCATCTAACATTTTACCCTTCATCTCTTTACGTTTGGTATAAAGGTTGTCCAAGAATTCTGGAACTATGCCTCGTTTTTTCTGGGAAAATAAGAAGTTTGCTTTGGATATTGCTGCCTTTTCTGATTTAATGAATTTGATAAAATTCTCCTTCGACAATTTATACAATTTACCAGAAACATGGTATATATGATACTCATTATCGACGACTTCCAATCGACCAATTTTAGTCTCTGGTGATAAATTCAAAGAAATCATAACAGATGGATATAGTGAGTTGGCATCGAAAGATACGACATTCTCAGCGAATCCAACAATCGGATCAGATACATATCCACCGGGTGCTTTATAGTCTGTTACAGGCTTGATAAAGGTCGGTATATACTCATCTCGATGTCTTGCTCTTATAGCAATCGCACCATTCATACAAGGCAATGTTTTGATGGCATTTTCAAGATTGCATAGACCAGTATATGCCAAGAATCTGAGAATATCTAGATATTTCAGTTTATCATCCAATTTAACTATGATTTCAACGTCTCGAATGTTGTAATTGCAATATGTATTCCAATCATTTCTAGCCAATTCCCAAAGAGAACCGTCAAATTCGATCTTATTGATACCCAATTCATTCTCTCCGATGTAATCTAATTTGTAACTCTCTTGTTTTTCGAGGTTAAATTTTTGATACAACACATAATAATCAACACATGAAAGACCTTCAATCACGTATTCTTTAGAAGGTTGTCCAAATTTACCTTCGGGATTAATCTTTTCATAGATTCTGCCGATAGGGGACAATTCATCTGCCCATTCCTTACCCAATTCAAATGTGATTCTATTAACCAAATATGGAATATCGAATCCTGCACTGTTCCAACCTACAAGAACATCGGGAAAATCATTTGAGAAATGACCAATAAATTTTTTCAAGAGATCATGCTCCGATTTACAATGATGATAATCAACATTATCCTTTGTCGGAACATATGATTTCAATCCAAACATGGTATATCTCTTCGTGAGAGAATCGTAACATGTGAGCAAATTGATCACATTATCTGGACTCTCTGGTTCGGCAAATTTAGCTCCCGGACATTCAATATCGAAGAAGCATACCTTTAAAGGATGTTGTGAGAATTGTGCTTTCTCACAGGAATGCCAAAAATTATCGATTAGATATTGCTGATAAGGTGGAAGGTTTTCAAAGATTCTTTTCTTGCCATAATCTTTGATGAAATTATTTCGATCATAATTACTGTCAAATTCTTTCTTCTTTAATTTTGTCCCATAAATCGATTTGAATGAGCCTTCCTTATCTTCAAGCATCAAATAAGGTTTGTATTCCCATTCCTGACGGATTCGATTACCGTCACTGTCCCAAGTCCATAGAATGACTCGTTTGTCTTTGTTGGAATATACGCAATTTCTATACATTTATATTATGCTAACATGATATTGCTGTTTGTCAATTAAATATACATATGTTCACAAACGATCAAAAAAATCTTCAAAATATCTACGAAAATTTAAACAATTTCTTCGATGATATGGAAACTAAATCACATGTCGTTGTGAACTTGGACAAAAAACAGAAAATTTCTTTCGATAAAAATTTAAATTTTGCTGACATAATCCCACCAGAATGGGAAAATGACAGATTGAAATTTTTCGGCATATCTAAAGCATCACCAGATATTGGACAATATGACCAATACGAAGAAATTGGGTATTAATTCCAAGGTAGCATATATTTTCGCATTACTGAGCCGTATTCAGTATTCAGACTCTCCATGAAAGCACCGATATTTTCTGGTCTTTCCAAGAATCTGCTTTCACCAATTTTCCTCAATTCGGGAAGCAATTTGAAATATTTTTTACTATTCTTCCAATTCAAAAGATTTTCTACTTTTTCAGCGAGATCATCTGAATTATTGAATTTCAAGAAATCTGGAACATCTTGATAAGTCACCATATCTTGACACATACATGGAACACCTAATGCTGCCGCTTCAACATATTTGATATCTGATTTTGATCTATTAAAACGATTATCGTGTAAAGGCGCGAGGAACAATTGAGCATTCAATGAGTCCAAGAATTTTGGATAGTTCATCAAATTCTGCCATGGATGGAATTCTATTTTTCCAGCATCCACAAAAGGTTTGAGTGCTGGAGGATATGCTCCAATGAAAATGAATTGATATTTGTCAACATTATCAATGATAAATTTCATCACATGTGAGAAATCATCGAAACCTGCCAAATTCTTAACATCAAAATGCGCTCCAGAACCAGCATACAAAATTCTTGGTTTCTTTTTATTTTTTTCGTATAATGCAATCTTCTTATGAAGATCATAATGATTCCCAATCCACCATTCAGGATGGAAATTAGGCACGGCAGATATCTCTTTCTTACCTGTTTTTTCAATATAAAGGTCTCTCATGTATTTGCATGGCACAGTAACTTCATCCACCATATTGATCATGTCAATACAATTTTGACGAGTTTCGTTATCAGCAAATGCTTCTTTGTAAACATTGTAATCGGGAATTTCCTCATGGAATACGACATCATCCACCTCATAAATCAATTTAAATTGCATTTCACTTTGAATGGATTTCAACCATCTGACATATTCCTTTTGATGGGATGCTGCTTGTCTTTGTAATTTTACGACTTTGACATCGTGGAAGAAATCTTTATTCAGAATCATCTTGCATAGAGATGTCGATTGCCCCAAATTACTCATATTGATCTGAATTTCGGGGAAAATAATACGATAAAAACCGCAACCACCATGATCTGCTAACAGATTCAAATACACATTACCTTTATCCTTTTTAGGATTATTGATAGTCATCACTTGAGGAAAAGCTTGTGGAAACGGTGATACGAAAGGCGTATTGATCATAATGTAATTATGCCAGCATTTACGTAATGCAAGTATTATAATTACATTTTTTAATTCTTAAACACTCTTCGAGTGGTTCCATTTTCTTTCTCCAAGTGAATAATATCACCGTTCACATGTTTAAGCATTTCTTTTCTATGGGAGATAGCATAAATCGAAAGATTATTCTTGGAAATTCTCTTATTAGTGGCATCTATCAATAAGTCATAACCTTTTGAATCGAAAGCAGAGTCGTAAATCTCGTCACAAAATTCCACATTTGAATGAACACCTGAGATAGTTCTTTTTATATCTTTAAATGCCCATGCACATGCCAAATCGACAGTTCTACGCTCGCCACCAGAAAGATTCCAGTAAGATATTTCCTTACCTTTATCATTGGTCATCTTATCCTCAAAGAATTCATCAAATTGACAGCGCATTGTCATACCCAGATCGGTGATATACTTCTGAATACTTTGATTGAGCATATCCAAAAGACGTTTCACAATGAATGATTTAACACCTTCTTCTCCAAGGATGAATTTGCAGATTTCGTAATCGGATTCTTTCTCTCTCAATTCACCCAAAACTCTTTCAGCTTGTTGTTTTCTGTTTACTACCGATTCAATATCATTTTTAAATTCTGGAATAGTATAATTACTCTCCAAATTCTCCAAATCCTTCTTATATTTGTCCAAATTACCAGTCAACATAGTAATTTTGTCGGCATTTATTCTCTGTTTTTGGATTTTTTCTTGAATTTCATCAATTTTACGAACAATTTTTGACTTTTTTTCACGAAGATCTGCCTTATTTTTGACAAATTCATTTAAAATATTTTCCATGTCTTCGTATTCTTTCTCATATTGCTCTTTCAATTTCTCCAAATGCTCAATATGTGAATGTGGAATTGATTGTAAACATTTATCACATTCAACACCATCAACATTTGCAAAAGAATCAATACTTTTTCTTTTCAAACGCATCATTGCTTCTTGATTGGAAATCTGACCAGTCAATTTTGTGATGTTTCTCTCAATTTTATCATACAAAGTATCATATTTTTCTTTATCTGCTTTCAACAATTCAATATCTTCAATAATAATTTTGGAAATACTCTCCTGAGTATCCTCAATATCTTGTTCAATTTCTTTTCTTTTATTCTCAATGATCTGTTTTTGCTTGCGGATATTCTCGTCATATTCAGCTTTCTGACGTTCGAGAATATTAATGGTGTTGGCAATCTCCGAAATTTGTGTAGTGATGGTAGAAATATCTTTATTATTTTCAGTCACCATCCCTTTTAATTCCTTCAACATCTTTCCAAATACTTCCAATGAGAAAATGTCATTGACGAATTTTCTCTTGTCTTCTGGTTTTTTAGCCATGAAAGGTGTATTATCAGAAAGTGAAAGGATGTCGCAAGATTTACACAAAATTGCATTTGAACTGATCAAATCACAAATATAATCATTCGTATTTTTGATCGAATCTTTTGTAATATCGACACCATTGCATAACAATTCAACGGATGATGGTTTTACCTGACGCTTGACAATATACGATTTACTACCTTGCTCATCGATTACATCGAATTCCAATTCAACATTTCCCTTACCTTTTGTGACATTATTGACGATCAATGGTTTTGAAATGTCCCGAATCGTTTTATCGAATAATGCATAATAGAACATCTCGCAAATCGCAGATTTACCGATTCCATTTTTACGTTCTGGGAGATCAATATTTTCACCTGTAATAAGAGATAGTCCTTCTTTGAAGTCAATTACGATCTCATCATTTCCTATACTGAGAAAATTTCTACCTCTCAGTGTTTTATAAATTACTTTTTTCATCACTTAAATTTTTCGTATAAATCCTCGTTAATTTGTCGGACACGATTTTTTTGTTCATCTGTTATATCGATTTTATCATAAAATTCATCAAACATCGCAGGTATATTCAATGAATCTATTTTTTGAATTTTATTTGTTCCATGTGAAACAATATCATACTCATGATCGAATCGGAAAGGTTTCATTTTAAAAATGCCATCCTTTATCTTCGATAGTCTAACATCATCGATTTCCTTGTCAATTATTAATTTGAACACGTTTCCAAACACATCATCCTTCTTCAGAGATGCCAGATTCGACAAACGCATACGAACAAATTTAGGAGAATTCACATTCTCAAAAAATTCCAATTCTCCACTTTTTATGTCGAGAATATAATACCCTTTCGCATCACCCTCATCATTGAAATCGTGTGCAAAACAGTTGCCCACATAACGAATCTCACCTTCCTTGTATTGCTTCAAAGATTTGGTATGGAAATGACCACTGAATATTCTGGGAGATTTTTTCAGCATCTCAGATGGTGAATCACCATGATCACAAATCTTGTAATTGTTCATTTTGAATGTTTGGATTTCAAAATGTCCAAATACATAATCATATTTGCCATCGGGAATTTGTTCACCCCATGGAATGAATGTTAATTTTTTACCATCTCTTTCTAATGTATGAACTTTATCCACAATGTGAATATTTTTGTGACCTTTCAAAAATCCCAAACTATGGATGTCTGATCTATTTTTGTAATAAGCATCATGATTTCCCACGATAATTGCCATATCAAAATCAGAAAATTTGGATATGACTTCTGATGCTACGTGCATTGTCTGCACAGATATCTCATGTCTATCATGGAAAAAATCTCCAAGAAATAGTATATGTTCGATATTTTTACTCTTTAAATCCTGCACGATCCAATCTGCCCAATTCAGAGCAACATTATGCCATTGCTCTGAATTACCATAAAGACCCATGTGGAGGTCGCTAAATATTGCGACTTTACTCATATCTCGAATCCTCCCCATCGTCTTCTAGGATTGGTCGCGTATAAACATGTCCCATCGCATCAGGTCCTACCATATTTTCAGTATACACCATATCACGATATTCTTCGAGTCCTTCGTGTTGTTGCTTCTCCTTTTTGATACGATTGCAGAAAGCATTCCATGCAATTCTGTTGAAATATGAGAATGGATTGAAAGTGGAAGATAAATCAAATGATTTCTTCTCAAGTGCATGATACATTTTCTGTATCGCATCACCTACCATGTCTTCTTTCCAATTGCTCGTATATCTGACAAAACGATAATTTCTCGACAAACCATCAGCAATATCCATGATATGTTTTGCCAATTCGTTTGTCATTCTATCGTTGTCATAATATTCTTTCAAGTGCTGTCTGAAAACTGCCTCTTTTGTATAATGTCCTTCTTTGCTCATATTAAAATTTCTTTCTCGATAATTTGGATTTCTTGTTGCTCATAAATTTTTTTACGTTCTTCTGCATGTGCATGTGAATATCTCATATTATCATACACATCATAGATACGCAACTTGTTTTTTTCTTGGTGTAATCGAAGACCACGACCAATCGATTGGACGGTTCGGATGAATGATTTGCCAAGTGCTATGAAAAATATATTATGTAAATTTTTAATATTGATACCTGTGGAGAATATAGAAGACATCGCCACCACAATAACATCGTTGTTTTGCTCCATAATTGACCGTATACGCTCACGCTCGTCCACAGGGGTATCTCCAGTCACTTTATAGACCTGAAAGCGTGACAAGCCCTTTACGCGATCAAATACCTGATCCATTTGACTATGATGATTCACCATCACCAATGTGTTACTGGTCATTTTGGATAATAATTTCAAAACCATATCGTTGCGCTCACTGTTATGATACAAATAATCCAATTCATTTTTATAATTCATCTTAATGATTTTGGGATGTTTCAAGCAAAGTCTGATAATTTCAACGTCCGACAGGAATCCTTCGTCTCTCAATTCTTTTGATTTCTTTTCATAAAATACAGGTCCGAATGTGCCAAGAACTTTACACTTATCAAGAAGTGGAACTGGCAAAGTCCCAGTAAAACCGTATCTGTTTGGTGTCTTAATTTTCTGTAGCAACTTGG